CCACAGTAATCTGAGTGTACATCTGCGCTTCAGGTGCAGTTTGTACGCTGCTAACTAAGTCATATTCTTCGTCAGTCAATGAGCGCACGGGCGAAAACAATAGCTCCATGGAGTCAGCATCTAGATCGTAACTAATATTAGTTATAACAGTATCAGGTGCTTCACGGTTGCTGAATAAGTATTTAATATAGCTTTCAAACGGATGCTCGTTGCCAGAACCCTTACCAAACAAAGACTTAGCAGGGATATTGAACTGGTAAAGATCGCCCGATGTATCTCCGGCTAACAAGATAGCTATACGGCGTTGGTACCTACATGCTTTACCACCGTTATCACCAGAGCCTTTGACATTCATAGGACAGTCAGCGCAGTTGCTATGCTGCGGGTCGAGTGCACCGGCTTCAGGCTTGTCGCCTTGGTTAGACCAACAATTGGGTAGGGTCGCTTCCTTGGTAGGGTCAAACTTATCCTTGTAATAGATACGAGAGACTTTAGGTAGCATATTAACAATGATCGCTTCAAACTCATCACGGATAGGCTCGCCCACTTGCTCACCGTTAATGATCTTTCGGAAGAAGCCCTTGTTACTTGTTTGAATACGGCGGCTGTATACAGTTGAACTGGCTTTAAGCTGCTCAGCTAGGGCACTGTGTCGGCGCGTAGATACGCCTGTTTGATTCTTAAATATAGATACTTCGTTGCTCATTTTAATCTCCTATTTAGAGGTAGGTTTTCTTACACTTACTACATATTGGTTTCTAGCCTGTAGACCCATTGGTACATCGTCAGGATTGTCGGCTAGGAACTCTTTCATGTTGCCGTTATGTATTCGCTTTTCTAGCAAATGGTAGGCATCATTTTCTTTTACAAACCGATAGAAGCTGTCCCAGTCACTAGTCCAATAGCTAGAGTTTAGGCGGCGGCTTATGGTTCCGTTTGTGGTATTTAAGCTGTTGGCGTCTTGCTCGTTGCACAGCTCTAGCATCTTGTCAGCTATCATAGATTGCTGTTCTTTTATTGCTTTTACTTTATCTTCAAGGTCGCGAATTTTTTCACGCATCTTGATATAAATGCCCGCTAATTCGGACGCATTATAGTCGCTCACAGAATCCTCCTTTTGGTAAGTGGGAGAGTCAGTTTACAACTACTTTTTACATTGTCAAGCGTTTATTTCTTGTTTATACAAATCGACTATCTTGTTGTGGTTATCGATGTTCGACCGCAACATTTTGTATAGACGCGCTTCTACTTCACTACCGCGAATGTGCACGATGGTCATTGGGTTGTGTTGCCCCGGCCTGTCGATACGTGCGTTGGCTTGTAGATAAGTTTCTACGCTAGTTACAGGGGCATACCAAATTACTGTATTGGCTGCCGTCAGGGTCAAACCGTGGGAAGCGGCTTGGGGTTGGATAATTAAAACATGGGGGTTGGGAGTGGTTTGAAACTGGTCAATTATTTCACTGCGCTTATTAACAGATACTTTCCCAGATATAACAGCGCAGTTTATTTTGTTCTTGTTAAGGAATTCTTCAAGCAATTCAATAGTATGAGTGAACGGCACAAAGACTAGCACTTTATGACTAGCTTCTTCTATTACTTCCAGAACCACTTGCAAACGGTTCCTTACGTCAAACTCAATAACTTCTCTATCGTCCGTGTAGACTGCACCACCTGATATTTGGAGTAGTTTATTTATATTTGTTGCGGCATTTACTGAGCTTACTTGCTCCCCGTCAGCCTCCATAACCATTTGTTTTTTAAGAACTTGGTAGTATTTCTCTTGCTGCTTAGTCAGGGGCGCGTCTCGTTCTACGTGGGTTACTGCGGGCAAGTCTAAGCATTGGTCTTTTTCAAACCGAATTGCGGGCTGTAATACTTGGTGCACTATCTTGTCGGAGTTAATACTAGGCTTCCAAGTGTACTGCGTAATCTTATACATCACCTTGTCACGGAACTGGCCGAAATAACGTGGGACGTTTGCAGGGTTAACTAGACGAGCCAACCCGAAGGCATCTACTGGGGACTGCGCAGCGGGTGTACCAGTTAACATCCACAACCAGTCGATACCATCCGCAAGGCGCTTAAGAACTTTCCAACGGTTTGTCTGTACGTTCTTATACGCATTAGCTTCGTCTACCACAATCAGGTCAAAGCCCGCTTTGCTAATATCTTCCTGTACCACTGCTACACCATCAAAGTTAATGATGACAAAATCAGAATTCGCAGCGATTATCTTGCGGCGCTGCTCTGCTGTACCGTGCGCTACTGAACAACTGCGGTGCATGGCGAAGGTAAATAGGTCTTGTTGCCAAGCGGATTTCATAATAGACAGGGGGCAAATGACTAGCACCCTACGTATAAGCCCGAGCTTCATTAAATAATCAGCCGCCCAAATAACAGAGGCGGTTTTACCTGTACCTTGTTCGTTAAAACAAAAAGCTTTTCGGCGTACGCTTAAAAAAGAAGCTGTCTCTCTTTGATGGTCAAACGGCTTATGCTTACCTGTCCATTCATAATCTCTTTGTATGGGAGACGGCAGTTTAACGCCTAAGCCAGCTAGAGCTTCTGCCTCGGGTTGTTCCCATTTGACTGATAGCTCGTAAAAACCATCATCGTCTTTTTTAATTATGCGGTAGTCTTCTACTTTCTCAGTGACTAAGTGCGGTCGCTTTGTGCGCAGCAGCACGTATTTGTTTTCTATTATCTTCATGCTTTAGATGTCTTCTTTCGCTCACGCTTACTGGTTTCAGATACAAGGTTGCCTTTTGAATCTCGCTTGAAGGAACGGTTGCGGCTTGCTGTTTCTACCTTAGTGCCGTCAGAGTTTTTACCACCCTTGTCCATAGCCTTCTTATGCGCTACGTCCTTGCCGTCACCTTTACTTACTTTACCTTCTCGCTCGGCTTTGCGACGGGCGGCATTACGGGCGGCACGCTTTTTCTTCTGCTCTTCAGTGCCTTGGTAGTTTTCATACTCGGATTTGTAATTTCGTTTATTCTTCGTCATTTGTTAGGTCCTTCTTATCTAGATTTGCCAACGTTTCGTTATACAAATTAGTGGAGTAGTACGCCCAGTCTTGCAAAACATCTAACTGAAAAATCTTGTTTTCTTCCCAAAATTTTTCGTCAATTTTTAAAAAACCTTCTTCACTGTTGCCGTCGTAGTACAGCGTTCCAAACTTTGTCTTAGCCATTATCTTCTCCTGTTGTGTTCACATTTAGTTACCGGACAGTATGCACACAGTGGCCCACTTTTAGCGTTCCACACATCATGTTCCTCTGCTGCGGCTAACGCCTCTAAAGGTTCTTCAAACGTGGTGTAGTAAGAATCGTGTAAATCCCTACTATGTTCTTTTCTTATAAACTCTTTACTTACTACATAAGCTAGCGCAGATTTTATATGGGTGACTTCGGGGAAATGAGTAAACGTAGCGGCAGCTAACATATCCAACTGCGCAGTGTCCGCGTACTTGGCGTTCTTACCTGTTTTGTAATCTACTAGAAATGCTTTGTCCTCGTTGACTATGAGTAAGTCAGCTATACCTCTAAACCAAACATTTTTAGAAAAGAACCCAGTAGGCTTGTAGTCTTTACCATCGTACGCAACCCCAAATCTAAGTTCGCAATGCTTTTCACCTTCTATATTATTTAACGCGGTTACTATAGGAACCATATAGTCAAACTTTTTGGGGATTGGTGTTCCTTCTTTTATAAAATCTTCTGCGGCTTTATGCACAAGATTTCCGTAGACCATAGCCTCACTGCTTGTGTCCTTAACATCTTTTGCCACCTTTAAATGGTAGTATTTCTTAGGACACTGTTTAAATGTGCTTATACTGCTGTAAGACCAAGCTGTCATAGTAGACCCTTCTCTTTTAGAATTTCATAGTTAGCCACATGTGCATCTTCTATTTCTTGTTTGCTTTGCCCGTGGTAGGGCACGGCTAGGTGTTCAGTTACTAGTGCGGCGTTAACTGAAGTTTTATCGCTAAGCATTATAACGCCTAGGTATCGTCCGAATTTTCCTTTTTCTTTTGTGGTGAGAGTGTAAGTCTCGCCATCGTGTAGCAATCCCTTGACAAAGTTCTTTGCGGCAAGTCCCGCTGCTTTTTCTTTCTTGTCTCGGCTACGACACTCGGGGCAATCCACGCCAAAAAGACGGATAGACTCACCATGAATCCACAGGCCAAAACCAAGGTCAATATCAACGATGATTGAATCCCCA